TTTTTGAAGCGGATGCAACACCCCCGACTCTCCATGGGTTGTTTATACCCCAAAACGACTCGATAAGTCATGATTAAGGAGCCTCAAGTCATAGTTGGTGCATCATCGGCTGAAATCGTCTCAGATCGGCTCACATCGGTTTTTTTGCCGGTAACAGCTCCACGAATCCACACACCACTCAATGATTTGCCATCGCGTGGCTTTGAATTGATTGATTTTGCCGATCAGATCATTGATGGCGGCTTTATGCCATGGCAAAAATGGCTGGCCGAGCACAGTTTGAAAATCAAACCCGATGGCCGTTATTGGCACCCGGTGACAGTTGCATCCGTTGCAAGGCAAAATGGCAAAAGTACCTACATGATGGCAAGAATTATGATGGGCCTTTTCCACTGGCAAGAATCGTTGCAGGTTTCCACAGCTCACAGATTGGTTACATCGCTGGAGCAATTTCGGGCGATTGTGCAGACAATTGAAAGTCATGATGATCTGGCAAAGCGTGTCAAGCGTATTCGCTGGCAACATGGAGCCGAGGAAATCGAAACAATGGAAGGTTGCCGGTTTATTATCAAAGCCGGAGGATCGGCAGCGCGTGGATTGAGCAAACCTGAAACAATTTTCATGGATGAAATCCGGGAATTGCATGACATGGAAACATTTGCCGCAATGCGCTATACCTTAATGGCGGCTAAGAATCCACAGGTGAATTGTTTTAGCTCGGCCGGTGATTCACATTCAATGGTGCTCAACCAATTGCGTGAGCGCGGTATGGCCGCAGCTAGTGGCGCAGCCGATGATGTCGGATATTTCGAGTGGTCTGCTCCAACGGATGAAATTACATTGGAAAATGCAGCCTTTGCCAATCCCGGATTAAACATAACTATCCATCCGGATAACATCCGGGCCGTTTTCAATGATCCACCCGATGTTGTTATGACTGAGGTGTTGAATAGATGGGTGCAAACAATTTCCAGCGTTATTGGAGCCAAAGAGTGGCAAGAGTGTGGAGATGAAAGCGTTGATCTGGATGAGGATAAGCTCACATGGATGGCGATTGATATTTCACCGGATAGAAAACACGCGGCATTGGTCGGAGCGCAAAAACTTGGATCAGAATCATTTGTTGTCAAGCTGTTGCACACATGGGAAAACAGCATCCAGCTAGATGACCGGGCAATTGCAAATGATGCCGCTGCCTATTGCCGAAAGTACCCAATCGAATACTTGCTTTACTCAAAGCGCACAAGTGGAGCCGTGGCCGCGCGTATGCAGCCAGCCGGTATCCCGATCCACGATATGGATGCCGACTATCCACAAGCGTGCGATGAATTGTTAGGTGCCATCAATTCAAAGCGGCTTAAGCATCGCAATCAAGCTGCACTCACCGAGCAAATGCTTTCAGCTGTGCAATTGAGGCGTGGCGATGGTGGATGGGTTATCGGAAGGCGTGCCAGCCAATCAGCCGTGTGCGCTGCCGTAGCAGGAGCATTGGTTACACATTTTGCGACACGCCCAGAAACAGAAATAGACATTTTGGTGGGTTGATCCTTGACATTTTGAGAAAATGGGTGCATGGGATTATTTGAACGGAAACGCACCATTGAAACTGTTGCCATTTCTCAAGGTGCTGATGTAGCTGCACAAATTGGGCCAGCTCCAACGCTTGATGCTTTCTTTCCATTTGGTGGAGCTGATTATCTTGCTAGCCGCGAGGAAGCAATGAGTGTGCCGGCAATTGCTCGCGCTAGAAACATGATTTGCAATTCAATTGCAACGATTCCAATGGTGACACGCGACAAAGCAACCGGACAAGTGATTGATTCACCGGTTGTCATCAATGATCCAGATAAGCGCGTACCGGGTGCAGCCTCTTGGTGTTGGGCAGCCGAGGATTTGTTATTTACAGGCTTTTCATATTTCCAAATCATGGATTTGTTTGCCGATACGGGCAGAGTTCGCCAAATGTGGCGCGTTGCTCCTAATCGCGTTGGCGTTTTTTTAAATTCTATTGGCACTCAAATTGAGTATTACACAGTTGATGGATCGCGCGTACCAATGACAGGCGTTGGATCACTTGTTGTTTTCTACGGCAATGATGAAGGATTGTTAAACCGAGCCGGTCGCACAATTCGCGCAGGTGCAGAGCTTGAAAGAGCAGCTGCAATGTATGCACGCGAACCGGTGCCATCAATGGTTTTGAAATCTAATGGAACAGCGTTGCCAGCCGACCGCATCGCTAAGCTGTTAGATGCTTGGGGGTCAGCGAGAAGGAACCGCGGAACGGCTTTTTTAAATGCTGATGTCGAATTGACAACAGTTGGCTTTACACCGGAGCAAATTGGCCTCAATGCTGCACGCGAAATCATTGCGACAGAATTAGCAAGAGCCGTGGGAATTCCGGCTTACTTTATTGATGCGCCGACTGGATCATCCATGACATATGCAAACGCCAGCACGGCGCGTCAAACTTTGTTGGACTTTTCACTTTTGCCGCTGATGAACAGCTTATCCAGCCGTTTATCAATGCCAGATTTTACGCCATCGACACAGCGCGTGGAGTTTGATTTGAAAGCGTACTTGCGCGGATCAGAAAAAGAGCGTGCAGAGATTTACAAGATTTTGTTTGAGATTGGCGCAATTACAACCGAGGAAATTAGACAAATGGAGGAAATGATCTCATGAAGCTAACAACACCAATGCAAATCACGGCAGCTGATTCAGATTCACGCACAATCACCGGCCGCATTGTTGCTTTTAATGAGCACGCAAATGCATCAACCGGCAAAGTTGTTTTTGCTCGCGGATCAATCGTGCCTCAAGATGTTTTTTTAAACCTTGAACATGACAACACCAGGAGAATTGGCCGCAGCGTTGCAATGTCTGTCAATGACAAAGAAATGACGGCAACATTTAAGATCGCTAACACAACAGCTGGCAACGATGCATTGATTGAAGCAATGGAAGGCTTACGCGATGGATTTTCAATTGAATTGGCCGTTGATGATTATGAAATGCAAAAGGATGGCACCATGAAAGTTAAGAATGGCCAGCTAGTAGGCGTGGCACTTGTTACTGAACCGGCTGTTAGATCAGCACGCGTTTCCGAGGTAGCCGCATCTGAAGATTCTGAAACTGAAACAGTTACAGAGACAACAAACCCAAATGAAGGAGACAAAGTGGAAAACACTACCGAACCAGTCGCTCCTGCCGTTGAACCGGTAGCAGCTCCAGAAGTCGCACCCGTAGAGGCATCACGACCAGCCTATTACACAGCACCACGCTCACCAATCGTCAATAAAGTTTCTTATCTTGAGCATTATCTCAAGGCAACAATTTTGCATGATGAGGATTCACGCCAGTATGTAAAGGCTGCCGATAACACAACATCGACAGCACCCGGCATGATCCCAACACCACAAAGCACACAGGTAATCAACGCACTTGCAAACGCAGATCGCGGAATGATTGATGCGCTAAGCCGCGAAACACTTGTTGGCGAAGGCATGACATTTGAATTGCCAAAAATTACAGCTGTTCCAACAGTTGCAAACATTGCAGAAAACGCAGCAATTACAGAGTCAAATCTATCAGCCACATTTTTGAGCGTACCTGTTCAAAGTTTTAAAGGCCGCGCTATCTCTACCATTGAGCTCATTGATAGATCACGGCCAGAGTACCTCACAGCTCTCCTTGCAAATCTTGAGTTCGCTTATGCAAAAGTAACTGATGAATTTGCTGTTGGAACAATTGCGGCAGCTGGACAACAGACCGGTGTCAATGCAAACACAGCGACAGGATTCTTGGGTTATACATCTCAAGCTGCCGGTGCTGTTTATAATTCATCACTTGGATTTGCTCGCAACATTGTTGTGTCACCCGGACAATGGACAAACATCATGGGCTACAACGACAATGGCGCACCGCTATACAATGCGGCGCAACCTAGTAATGCGGCAGGATCGGTCCGAGGAGATAGCTTGCGCGGTGTAGTTTCACCGGGCCTCAATCTCTTTGTCTCTCGCTCAATTGGTAACGCTGGCCCAACAACATCAACCGGAGATTTCTCAATGGTTGTTGTTAATCCAGATGCATGGACATGGTACGAAAGCCCACGCTTTACGCTACGCACCAATGTCAATTCAGATGGCACCATTGACATTCTTTATTATGGTTATGCAGCAATTGCACCAAAGATTCCATTTGGCGCATGCTGGAACCAAAACTAACAATCAGACATCGGTAGCGGTCGCTCCCGAACGCTAACGATACGAAAGGAACCGAGATGCCAGCGATAGTCACAGCCTCACAGCTACGATCAATTCTTGGTGTCTCGGTTTCCTTGTATTCTGATGCGCAGCTTGATTCATTTATCGATTCAGCTGAACAAACAATTTTGCCGTTACTTACTCAATACCAATCATCGGTTGCTTTTGCCAATGTGAGTGATTCCGTCATTTATTTCACTACAATTCGGCCAAACTATTTTGTGCCGGGGCAATCCGTTGTTGTAACCGGGGCCGGTACTTACAATGGAACATACACAGTCACTGATGATCGGATTGAGCCATACACATGGACAGCGGCCACAGCGGCGGCTGATCGCACATACCCGTTGCCATTTATTCCTAATGCAACGGCTACCTTATCCGGTGGATCAGCCGCATCACTTTATGCAAACACACCACCAATCGAAAACGCAATTTTGGTTGTTGCCGTTGAGATTTTTCAAAGCATTACAGCTCCCGGCAATCAGATCATGGCAGACAATTTTACGCCATCACCATTTATTCTGGGCCGCAGCTTAAGCAACAGAGTTGTGGGCCTATTGGGGCCATTTTTGGATGTTGAAACGATGTGCCAATGACCATCGAGGCCGACATTCGCACACCATTGCAGACAGCACTTTCAACAATTGCGGCCAATGTGTATAACGGGATTCCAGAGGTATTGACTAGCCCATCCATTTGTTTGGTGCCGGATTCGCCATATCTTGAAAGCCTTTTGATTAACGGAGCAACAACAAAAGTCAAGATCAATTTTAATGTGACTGGTGTTGTTGGTTATTCAAACAATGCCGCAGCTTTGGACAATCTTGAACAATTGATGATCAGCATCATCAGCACAATGCCGGCAGGTTATACAGTCGGCAATGTAAGCAACCCACAGCCATTGGAAATCGGTGCCGGTAAGTATCTTACGGCCGATTTACAAGTCAGCACCTATTACACCAACTAAGGAGAAATCATGCCAACAACAATCATCACGGGCAGAGACATCACTTTCACCATTGCTGGTGATTCATATGATGCTCAGGCTTTATCAGCAACATTGACAGTCGATTCAACGATAAACACATATCAGACTCTTGATGGCAAGGCTTATTTTACAACCGACACTCAAGGCTCATTTGCCGTGGAAATGCTTGCCGATTGGGGCGCAGCAAATTCATTGTGTGAGGAGCTATGGACAGCTG